AAAGTAATCGTATATTATATATATATATTATTTGTATGAATCAAAATAAAGTAAATGATTCATATAAATAATATTTTTGTTTTAAAGGAGATTAAAAAATGATGAATGTAGAAAACGGTATCGTAGTATACCATGGTTGTTTACCTAGAATTACAACAGACCTGACTACCAATAGTCATACATATAATAACAGAGTAGCTATCGAGGGTATAATTTATGAGTTGAAGATATCTTCAACTAATCTTCAGTTGTATGAAAAAGACATCAATGGTACTAATACGTCTATAAGTTCGGTATTCTATATCGATATGATTGATATGGATTTAATATATGATAGTAACCGTGACATTGATTCCATACTTAATTTTATGGAAAATTATAATGTATGTATTGATAATATTCCAATAAAGGAATACTTGAAGAAATTAAAATTATACTCGGATGTTGATGATAAATCAGATACTGACAATACTGTACCAAATATAATATTTACTGAAATGCAATATACAAGTATTGATAATAATCCTATATCTTCAAATTGTAAGTTCGTATATGATGGTAAATTTGGTGAGTTTAGTGTAAAAATGATAGATGGTAAACTACACTGTTATGTTAAGTTAGACTATTTATCTGCGAAGTGGATATATAAAGGTGATGTGTTATATACTGAGTTTTATGATAGTGAAGACGTTTCGAGATTTAAAGAAGCATTATGTTCCGAGATATTTCCATACGGGTTACCAATAGTATTGAGTAATGGTAGCTATTCAAGATAAGTGAATCAATTTGGAGTAGAGATAATATTATCTCTACTCCCTAGCTTATGCTAGTTATTTTTTTTTTGATAAAATATATAGCTACACCGTGAGCAAGTACAGTGTAGCTAAGGTAAATATAAGTATTTGAAAGGAGCACATCGTTACATGTTGATGTGACTCATATATGATTTTAATACCGCATCTATACGGTAAATGTGCTTGGAGGGAATCGAACCCTCGACAACTTGATTAAAAGTCAAGTGCTCTACCGACTGAGCTACAAGCACAAAAGGTGGAATAGGACCTCTTTGAATTTGCTATACTCGGTGTGCATCCCATACAAACGCCGCCTATGGCTATCTTCAATTGTAACAATCGCGGCAACCATAGCACACATCTCAAACATATAGCCCATAATACACATCCTAAAGTGGACCCAATACTGCAATATTATGCCGTAATACCCTTGTAGACCACCGTGTACATTCGTTTGATCCTATTCCCTAATACATTGTTGGTATAATATAAAATTATACTTCATAGATTGTATATCCGTACTCTTCACAAGCTAAATGCTCCATTCTGCATCCTCTAGCTGATTTCCAATCTCCAATAAATAAAGCAACATCTGCTTCTGACAACATTTGAAGTGCTCTACCTAAAAAATATAACGGTGGTGTATTATCAGGTAGATTATTTTCAAAAGATGATATGAATTCAACATCTTCACCACCTGTATATACCTCTAAAAATTTCTTTTTTCCTTCTTCTCTTAAACGAGTAATTTCATTATCTGTTAAACCTCTCATAGGTTGACTAATAAATACTTTCATAGTACCTTCCTTTCTTATTTATTCAAATAAATTTTCTTCTATATTACTACAATCAATAATTACTTGATTATATTTTGTATACTTATCTAAATATATTACTTTCTTATCACCATCATATGTTGCTTCATAGTAGTCTTTAAAACCTGGTTTCACTATAGCTATCAATGCTTTACCATTCTGTAAAGTTTTACAAAACCATACTACTTTGATATCGCAATCACTTAAGTAACTAAAACTTTTTGCATAAATATTTTTTATTTCAAAAATAGCTGTGTCTATAAATTTATTCATAGAGGGGAATCCTTTTCATTTATATATTTTCATTGGTTTCACCATTACAGCATCTATCTCATATAAGATTACTGTAAATTACTTAGATTTTATTAAATATTTTTTTTCTTTCTTTTACTTATTAATTTATATTACATAAAAATCAATTAGTCGATATTATATAT